ATTTTTTTTCGTCCTATAACACGTTTACGGCTAACAACCTGCGATGTAGAAATGACCATAACAGTAGAACCTGAACTGAATGTAAAACTATCAGAGTCTCCACCGCCTGTAGATCTAAAGGATCGTATGGAGTCAGCAGCTAACACTGCAACAGAACTCGCAGAACACGGGTTGGATGTAAAACCAACCACAGAAGATAAAGAAACTGCAGCCAAAATTGTTAACGCTTACGCGAGTGACCCTGGAAAAACGTCCAAAAAAATTACAAGTAGTAGAATAGCTACGTTAACGCCCGCATCACTGCTCCTTACAAACAGTATTATACAAGAGTTTGGTCATTCTGTAGTTGAAAATGCAATACAGGTACGCCATCTTGTAACAAACAAGTTACTGTTAGAGACCGACAACCCTGATCCTCGTGTACGAATACGTGCATTAGAGCTTCTAGGTAAGATTTCGGACGTAGGGTTGTTCGCAGAGAAGTCCGAAGTTACTATAACACACCAATCTACAGATGATTTACGTGAGAGACTGCGTTCTAAGTTAGCAAAACTAGCAAATCCTATAGAAGAGATAGATACTGCCGTTGTTATTGACGGTGAAGCGTTAGATGTAGACGCAGAATTGGGTCTGGATAGTGAATAAACCTGTTTTAGACTTCTCTGAAGTTGAAATTCAACAGATGTTAGACAATTTAGACCAATATACCTCTGACGAAGTAGCTGAGATTGACCGTATGGTCGAAGAATTAAATAACCGCCGTACAAATAAAGCCGCATACGATGATTTAATTGAGTTTTGTAAACGTATGCAGTCTGATTACATAGTTGGTAAGCATCACAGGCTACTAGCTAACATGTTAATGGATATTGAGGAGGGAAAGAAAGATCGTATCTGTGTAAACATACCACCACGCCACGGAAAATCACAACTTGTGTCTATTTTCTTCCCAGCGTGGTATTTAGGACGGAATCCTAACAAAAAAGTGATGATGGTATCTCACACGACTGACTTAGCGGTAGATTTTGGACGTAAAGTACGGAATTTAATCGCCACAGATGATTATAGGTCTATATTCCCTACAGTTAAATTAGCATCGGACTCTAAATCAGCGGGTCGCTGGAACACAAACTCTGGAGGTGAGTATTATGCGTGCGGTATTGGGTCTTCTATTGCTGGTAGGGGTGCTGACCTCCTGCTCATTGATGACCCCCATTCTGAACAAGATGTCATTAACGGAAATTTTGAAGTGTTCGAAAAGGCCTACGAGTGGTTCACCTTCGGAGCACGTACCCGTCTTATGCCTAGAGGTAGCGTTGCCATAATACAAACACGTTGGCACATGGATGACCTGACAGGGCGTGTTGTACGGGATATGGGGCAGAATGAACGCTCAGATCAGTATGATGTGGTAGAATTTCCCGCTATTTTGGACACTATAGACGATAAAACTAAAAAATCTACACAAAAACCCTTATGGCCTGAGTTTTTTGACCTGGACGCGTTATTACGTACTAAAGCTTCTATGCCTGTGTACCAATGGAACGCGCAGTACCAACAACAACCCACCGCTGAAGAAGCCGCACTTGTTAAACGTGAATGGTGGAATATTTGGCAGAAAGAAGACCCGCCCTCATGTGAATACGTTATTATGTCTTTAGATGCGGCAGCAGAGACACACAACCGCGCAGATTACACTGCGTTGACAACTTGGGGTGTATTTCTCAACGAAGAAGTAGATAATTATAATATTATTTTGCTAAACAGCATAAAAAAACGTATGGAGTTCCCAGAGTTAAAAGAATTAGCTATGGAAGAATATAGTGAATGGAACCCAGACGCGTTTATTGTGGAGAAAAAAAGTGCAGGTACAGCACTATACCAAGAGATGCGGCGTATGGGGTTACCTGTACAAGAATACACACCGCACAGAGGGTCTGGTGACAAATTGGCACGTTTAAACTCTGTGACTGATATTGTAGCGTCAGGTCTATGTTGGGTTCCAGAGACACGTTGGGCAGAAGAAGTAATAGAAGAGATTGCAGGATTTCCGTTTATGAGCCATGATGACCTTGTTGACTCTACCGTAATGGCCCTGATGCGCTTTAGACAGGGTGGATTTATAAGACTACCAAATGACGAGCCTGACGAGGTTCGGTACTTTAAACGCAGAGGAAGTGGATTTTACTAATGGTTATTGAAAAAGGATTGTACCAAGCCCCCGTAGGTATAGGTGAGGAAGAAGATTCCTCTGAACTAGAAATTGAAATTGTAAACCCTGAAAGCGTTACACTAGCTGATGGTAGTATGGAGATTACTATTGAACCAGACGGTAAAAGCGCAGGAGAAGGTGAGTTTGACGAGAACTTAGCTGAAGTATTAGACGAAGATATACTTAGTAAACTAGCTGATGATATTACGGGTAATATTGAGTCTGATGTAGATAGCCGTAAGGACTGGGCAGATACGTTTGTAAAAGGATTAGACGTACTAGGGTTTAAGTATGAAGAGCGTACAGAGCCTTGGCAAGGCGCGTGTGGCGTGTACTCCACGGTACTTGCAGAAGCAGCGATACGTTTCCAAGCAGAAACAATGTCGGAGACGTTTCCCTCCTCTGGACCTGTTAAAACTAAGATATTAGGTGACGAGACTAAAGAAAAAGAAGAAGCGGCTGCTCGTGTTAAAGCTGACATGAATTACGAACTTACAGAGAACATGGTCGAGTATAGACCAGAACATGAGAGATTGCTGTATAGTCTTGGCCTAGCAGGGTCGGCGTTTAAGAAAGTATATTACGACTCCACTATGGGTCGGCAGGTTGCAGTATATATACCTGCAGAAGACGTTATCGTGCCTTACGGAGCGTCACATATAGAAACAGCAGAGCGTGTAACCCATGTTATGCGTAAAACTAAGAATGAGTTAAAGAAACTACAAGCTAACGGGTTTTACCGTGAAGTAGATCTTGGAGAGCCTCAAGCGTTTCATACTGATATAGAAGAGCGCAAGGCTGAAGAAGGTGGGTATTCCCTCACCGATGATGATCGTTACACCGTCTATGAAGTACACGCCGATCTTATAATTGATGAGAGTGGTGATTCTGACGATGATATTGCTAAACCATATGTTGTAACACTAGAGCGTGGCTCTAACGAAATATTAGCAATACGTAGGAATTGGAACCCAGATGACGATTTAAACCTCAAACGTCAGCACTTCGTACATTATGTATATGTACCTGGATTTGGGTTCTATGGGCTGGGGCTTATTCACATAATTGGTGGGTATGCTAGGGCGGGTACATCCTTGATACGACAGCTTGTTGACGCTGGAACTCTTTCGAATCTCCCCGGAGGGTTAAAGTCTCGTGGGTTGCGTATCAAGGGTGATGATTCACCGATAGAACCAGGAGAGTTTAAAGACGTAGATGTACCGTCAGGTAGTATCCGTGATAACATCATGCCTCTACCGTACAAAGAACCAAGCCAGACGCTACTTGCACTCCTAGATAAGATTACACAGGAAGGCCGTAGGCTTGGCGCTATTAGTGACATGAACATCTCAGATATGTCTGCTAATGCTCCTGTGGGTACAACACTCGCACTCTTGGAGCGCACACTAAAACCTATGGCAGCAGTACAGGCTCGCGTGCATTATGCGATGAAGCAAGAGTTTAAACTTCTAAAACTATTGATGGCCGAGTACGCACCGATGGAGTATGCCTATCAACCAGCTAGAGGTGAGGTAGGCGCACGTCAGTCTGATTACATGATGATTGATGTGATACCAGTTAGCGACCCTAACAGCTCTACTATGGCGCAACGTGTTGTACAGTACCAAGCCATCTTACAGATGTCGCAACAAGCACCGCAAATATACGACCTACCCCAGCTCCACAGGCAAATGATAGAAGTGTTGGGGGTTAAAAATGCAGATAAACTTGTACCGATTAAAGACGACATGAAACCTGTAGATCCTATAAGTGAGAACATGGCAGCTTTGGTTGGCACACCGATGAAAGCGTTTATCTACCAAGACCATGAAGCTCACATCGCTACACATGTATCGTTTATGCAAGATCCAATGATTGCACAAACTATCGGGCAGAATCCGCAGGCACAGCAGATTATGGCTTCATTACAAGCGCATATTGCTGAACACCTTGGGTTCCAGTACCGTAAAGATATTGAAGAACGTGTTGGTGTTAATCTACCCGCACCTAACGCTGAGTTACCTGAAGAGGTTGAGATCAATCTAGCTAGGATGGTCGCTACTGCAAGCGCACAACTTTCTCAAGAGCATCAAAAACAAGCGGCGCAACAACAAGCGCAAGAACAAGCGCAAGATCCATTGATGCAGATTAAACAACAAGAGGTACAGATTAAACAACAGGAAGTGCAACGTAAGACTCAAAAAGATCAAGCAGATGTTATGATAGACACTAAAAAATTAGAACTTGAAGAACAAGAGTTAAAGATGAATGCACAAAGAGATGGCGTAAAGATGGCAGCAGATAGACGAGCGTCTAATTCGCAAATTGATCTGGAAAGAATAAAGACAATGCAGAACAACAAAAATAGGGAACAATAATGGCAAAAACCGTCTTTGACGTGCTTAAAGAAAAGATCGAAGCTGAAAAAGTTAACGCAACTGAATTTCTTACTTCTGGGGGTCCAAAGGACTTTGCTCAGTATAAGGAAGTTACTGGACTGATACGGGGGCTTGAGTCCAGCATCTTTAACATAGAAGCCCTCTCGCGCAATTATATGGAAGATGATGATAATGACTAAAGTAACAGAACTAATACCTGAAGAATTAACGGAACAAGAACTAGAGGTACAGTTACCTATACCTGTAGGATACCGTTTGCTTGTTGCTATGCCTGAAATAGAAGAAACCTATGAAAACACTAAACTTTTAAAAACATCTACAACTATGCACCAAGAGCATATTATGTCGATCATAGGACTTGTATTAGATATGGGCGATCAAGCTTATTCAGATAAGGAACGTTTCGGAGATAAACCTTGGTGTAATCCAGGGGACTACGTGATGTTCCGTGCAAATACAGGCACAAGGTTTAAAGTAGATAATCTTGAGTACCGTTTAATGAACGATGATTCAATCGAAGCCGTAGTAGGCGATCCCCGTGGTGTAACACGAGCATAAGGAAAACAAAATGCCATTTCAAAAAGTACAGTATACTTTCCCTGACGAGGAAGAAAAGAATGAAGTTATTGAGGTAGAAGATTCTAGCGCGATAGAAATTGATATTTCTGGAGGCGCAAAGAAAAAAGAAGTTAAAGAAGACAAAGTTGAACCGGAAGTAGAAATAGAAGTTGTTGACGATACCCCCAAAGCTGATAGGAATCGCAAAACTTCTGAACCTCCAGAAGACGTTACTGACGAAGAGTTAGAAGACTACTCTGAAAAAGTTCGTAAAAGGATTCAACATTTTAGCAAGGGCTACCACGATGAGAGACGCGCTAAAGAAACAGCGTTTAGAGAAAAACAAGAACTAGAAAGCCTTGCACAATCTCTTGTAGATGAAAACAAAAAATTAAAAGGTAATGTTAACAAGAATCAAACAGCAATGCTTGAACAAGCTAAGAAAGGCACAGCTATTGAGCTTGAATCAGCTAAAAAAGCATACAAACAAGCGTATGAGGCTGGGGACTCAGATTTACTTCTTGCAGCACAAGAAAGTTTAACTGCTGCTAAGATTAAAACTGATAAATTAAATAATTACAAAATACCACCTTTACAGAACAAACAAACGCCTGTAGCATTAACTCAAGAAAGTACCCCAACGCCAGTCGTTGATGAACGAGCTAAAGAATGGGCAAATGCTAATCCTTGGTTCGGTCCAAATGACGAAATGACGGCCTTGGCAATGGGAGTACATGCTAAACTCGCGAAACAAGGTGTAGACCTGCAGAGCGACGAATACTACGAGACGATAAACACTCGTATGCGGCAACTCTTCCCCGATGAGTTCGAGGACGTTGCAAAAACGGAGGCAGAAAAGCCAAAGCGAAGATCAAATGTGGTTGCACCCGCTACGCGGAGCACGTCACCCAAAAAAGTGACATTAACGCAAACACAAGTTTCTCTTGCTAAAAGGTTAGGACTAACTCCAGAACAATACGCCAGACAGGTTGCAATAGATATGAGGAAAGAAAATGGTTGAGAATCGCATAGATCGTGAACTAACTACCCGTGATAATAAAGTACGTAAAAAGGCATGGACTCGTCCTGAAGTATTACCTTCACCGAATCCAGAACCAGGATACGCATTTCGATGGGTACGAACAAGCAATCAAGGGCAAGTCGATGCCACAAATGTTTCTTCAAAAATACGTGAAGGTTGGGAGCCTGTAAAAGCTACCGATCACCCTGAGATTGTAATGGTTACTGTAGAAAACGAAAGATTTGCAGAAAACGTTGTAATTGGTGGTCTGATGCTATGTAAAGCTCCTGTCGAATTGGTTGATGAACGCAGCTCGTACTATAAGCAGCAGACGGATAGCCAGATACATTCGGTAGACAACAACCTCATGCGAGAGAACGACCCTAGGATGCCCTTGTTTAGCGACAGGAAATCTAAGGTTACTTTTGGAAAAGGCAATTAATTTAAATCAAAGGAGAATTGGATATGGCTTATCCAACTATAGACGCCCCTTATGGGCTTGTTCCCGTTGGTCTGATTGGTGGTCGTCCTTACACAGGCGCTACTCGCAAAATGAAGATAGCTAGCAACTACGGTACAGCTATCGGAAAAGGCGATTTAGTAAAACGTGTAAATGACGGGACCATTGAGCGTGACGGGAGTACAACAGCTTTCCCAGCTACTGGCACACTAGGTATTTTTATGGGTTGTAGTTATACTGACCCGAATACTAGCCAGCTAACATTCAACAATCAGTATCCTGCTAGCATTGTTGCTAGTGATATTGAAGCGTTTGTTGCTGATGACCCTGACTTAATAATGAAAGTAGCTATATGCTCTTCAGGGACAACAATGGCAACATTGGGAAGGACTGTTATTGGTAATAAAACTTCACTCCTTAGTAATACACTAACTACTATTAATGGACGATCGAAGTTAGCTGCTAACAACAGCATTAATACCACTTCAACACTACCACTTCATATTATTGATGTAGTCGATACTACAGCAACTGGAAGCGATACCTTCCAAGAATTGCTTGTTATATTTAGTACACATACTGATAATGGTAGCAACGTGTTCATTGGTGGACACGCTTATCGTAATCCAGTTGGCCTATAAAGGAGATAAATAATGGCTATATCACGCGCACAACTCCTTAAAGAACTGCTTCCTGGCTTGAACGCACTATTCGGTTTAGAATATGCTAAGTACGGTGAGGAGCACGCAGAGATCTTTGATTCAGAGACATCTGACCGTTCTTTTGAAGAGGAAACTAAGCTATCAGGCTTTTCCGCAGCACCAGTCAAAGACGAGGGCTCTGCCATCGAATACGACAATGCTCAAGAAGCTTTCACGGCTCGCTACAACCACGAAACAATCGCAATGGGTTTTTCAGTTACTGAAGAGGCTATTGAGGATAACTTGTATGATTCTATATCACAACGTTATACTAAAGCGCTTGCTCGTGCCATGGCGTACACAAAACAGGTTAAGGCATCTACAATTTTAAATAATGCCTTTGACTCTGGCACTACTTATGGAGATGGAGTGGAGCTTTGTTCTACTGCACACCCGCTAGTAAGTGGTGGTACTAACTCGAATGAGCCAGCAACGCCCGCAGACTTGAATGAGACTTCGCTTGAAGCGGCTATCATTCAAATTGCAGGTTGGACAGACGAGCGCGGCTTGTTGATTGCTGCAAAACCTAAGAAACTTGTGATTCCACCGAACTTGCAATTCGTTGCAACTAGACTATTGGAAACAGAAGGTCGTGTAGGTACAGCAGACAACGATCTAAACGCAATCCGTAGCAACGGAGCTGTCCCTGGTGGATACACTGTTAACCATTATCTAACTGATACAGATGCTTGGTTCTTAATGACAGACGTTCCAAACGGTCTAAAACACTTTACTCGTAGCCCAATGGCAACATCTATGGATGCTGACTTTGATACAGGTAACAGTCGTTATAAGGCTCGTGAGCGTTACAGTTTTGGTGTATCTGACCCGTTAGGGATCTTCGGTTCACCTGGAGCATAAGACTTTTAGAGGGGGCGAGTAACATCGCCCTTTCTTTTTAATTAAATACCTCTATACTATAAAAATTACC